TTAATGGTAGCATTGAGTAGGTATATAAAATAAATGTGATGGAGTAAGGTTTTGATAGTTTGTTAATTATAGGCATATATGCGACTTACTATATTTCTTCAGGAGAGTATCCATTAGCAAGGAATGACGAATAGTAATGGTTAGTAGTCATTCTAAAGAGGAAGCCTTTATATCTATTCAATGGTGCTATTAAGGCACTATGTGATTACATAATAGAACTTCGGTTCTATTTTTATTTGTGACTATAAGACCGATAGTATACTTTAGAAAGCAACCATTCTTAAAAGCACTCCTTAATTTGGTTCGTTATAGTCAGAAATAAGAAAAAGGAAAGGATTTGAGAATATGAAAGCATTCATTAGTCAACCAATGAATGGTAAAGCAGAAAAACAAATTATAGAGGAAAGACAGGAAATCATTAAAAGACTGGAGGATGATGGATATGAAGTAATTGATACAATCTTTACTGAGAATGCACCAAAAAACTCTGATGCAGGTATTTATTATTTAGGAAAATCTATTGAAGCAATGGCAAAAGCAGATTTAGTAGTCTTTATGAAAGGCTGGGAATTGGCTAGAGGTTGCAAAATAGAATATGAGGTTGCCAAAAATTATGAAAAGGAAATACTTATTCTTGAATAGGATGGCAATTAAATGAGAAAATGTCACGATTTAAAAACAATAGAAAAACAAATATTTAATGAACTTAAAGATAGTATAATCAATTACAATTACCTAGTAGGTAAGTATCAAGGGTTAGATATCGATTATTCAAAATTATATAATCGAATAATTAAATACCAGTTTAAACAATACGGAATACCTGTCAAAGAATTAAGAGAAGAAGAAAAGAAAAATAAGCGGGTTAGTGTAAAAAACATATCGGCCTCAGTAGCCGAAGAAAGGAATGATATATATGGTAGAAGTAGAAGTTTTAATCAACAATTTTAAAGATAAGGAAAACTTTAATAAAACCACTGCTGTAATTAGAAATGGTAAAGAATACATTTTAGAAAAAGAATTACTCCAACCAGGTGATAAATATAAAATATCTAAAGAGAGATTTGAAATACTTTCTAAAAAAGGAATAGTACAAAAAGCAGAAAAACAAAAAGAAATAAAAAAAGAAGATAACAAGTAAAATTAAAATTTATTATGAAAGAAGGGAGATAATGAAATTAGATAACATTATAAGAATAAGAATGCTTGAACTAAGTAAGAAATATGATATCTCCCTGATTGAAATACAAAAACCTTCTAAAAAAGGTAGAAAAAAAATAATATCAAGAGTTATTAATTTTAATTACAGACCTAAAGATTCATCTCCTGCAGATAATATATGTAAAACATTCTATAGTAAAAGAAATTTAGTGAGTTGGTTAATATGTCTAGAGTAAAATTAACAGATAAACAGAAGAAAAAGATAATAGCAGATTATATAGAAAACAATAATTATTCTGAAACTGCTAGAATGAATGGCGTTACTCGCAATACAGTTAAAGCAATTGTTAATAAGGATAAAGAGACTGCCGAAAAATGCCAACAAAAAAAAGATGAAAATACTAAAGATATATTAGATTATATGGATACAATAGCAGAAGACCAAAAAGAAATAATTAATTTATCTATAAAAGCGCTTAAAAAGAAACTGAAAAACCCAGATGCATTTACAACAGTGAAAGATATAGCAATGGTATATGGAGTAATATTTGATAAAGCGATGAAATCGAAAGAATTTAAAATTAAGCAAGAACAACCAAGCGACAATAGAAAGACAGTGATTATAGATGATGTACCAAAATTCGAATAACACTGTTATCAGAATAAGTGATTTAATTATTCCAAAATATCACGCTAATTTCAACGATATCAAACATACTCATCAAATTTATACGAGTGGTCGTGCCGGAACAAAATCAAGCAGAGGTGCTTTAAGAGCGGTTAAAAGAATAATGAAAGAAAAACCAGGTTCTGTAGTTATATTAAGAAAGTTTCATAATAAACTAAAGAAAACAGTATTCAATGAATGTAAAAGAGCAATGCATAGATTAAAAGCAGATAAAAGCGAATTTAAGATAACAGTTAGTCCTATGCAAATAACATATTTACCAACAGGTACACTGGTAATGATTCAATAGATGACACTAAAGGTATGATAGACGAGGATAGACCTATCGTACTTGTGGAATTAGATGAATTAACAGAGTTCTTTGATAAAGGTGATGGAGAAGATGAAATACAAAACATAGAAGCAACATTTATTCGTGGCAATGACGAAGAATTTGTAATGGAATATTATTTTAATCCACCTAAGAATCCTAAAGCAGAAATAATGGAATGGTTGGGTAAGATGATGCTTAGGGAAGACTGCATTCACATTCATACTGATTATAGAGATGTACCAGAATCATGGTTAGGTAAAAAACTTATACAATCTGCAGAGATATTAAAGAAACTTGACGAAAAAATGTATAACTGGTTATGGTTAGGATTATGTACTGGCATAGACGAATTAATTTATTATATGTTTAACGAAGAAGTCTATGTGCAAGAACTTACAGAAGATAATATAAATAATATCAATCACTTCTACTGCTTATGAGTGTTTTGGTTTAGACGAAGTAGATAAATGTGTTCGCGGAGTAGATGAATACTATTATTCTGGACGTGACGAAGGAAAGCAAAAAAGCCCCAGCGATTATGCAAAAGAATTTAAAGATTTTGTAGACCGGATTCAAGAAGAAACAAAAACCAAGAAGAAACCAGAGGGTTTAAAAGTGAAATATGCATTCATTGACCCATCTGCAAAAGGTTTGGCAGAAGAAATAAAAAGAACTTGTCCTGATATAATTATAAGAAACGCAAAGAATGATGTAGCATTAGGTATCAGTAGAGTTCAAAAGATGTTTAGTTTTAAACGTCTTTTTTTGTCGCCTAAACAAAAGCATCTTATTCAAGAAGAATATCAATATGAATACGACAAAGACTTGCTTGATAAGGGTAAAGAAGTCCCTATAAAGAAAAACGACCACTGCCAAGATGCTAAAAGGTATTTAATTATGGGCATATGGAAATTGATAAAAAGATTATTACCAATGATAGATGCAACGGAAGAAGGTGACGATGATGTGGACTAATTTAATAAACAAAGTAAAAGGATGGTGGCATAACACGTTTGATTATAATAAAGTAATGAATGATTTTGGCCTAGATATGCAAACGAGTAGAGATATACTCGATGCCATACAGGAATGGTCAAAAATATTTAACAAAAATGAGCCATGGATAGATAAAAATACAGTATCATTACATACTGCAAAAACTATTAGTGAAAAAGTCGCAGAGTCAGTAGTAGCGGAATTTAAAAGCACTTGTGATGAAAAATATGTCGATAAAATATATCAAAAGTTTTTAAAGAATATTCAAACTAATACAGAATATATGATAGGTAAATCATGCATTTTCTTTAAACCGTACTATACTGGTAATAAAATCGATATAAATGTAATACAGGCGGATAAATTTATTCCTGTTAAATTTGATAACGATGGTAATCTATTAAGTTGTATTATCATAGACCAAATAACTAAAGGAGACACTGTATATACTAGATTAGAGTATAACGAAATCTTAAATAATCAATTAATTATTAAAAATATTGCATATAGTGGTAAAAAGAACGGTACAATATTAGGAACTAAAATTTCATTAAATTCTGTTGATAAATGGAAAGACATCGAGGAAGTTAGTGGTATAAACGGTGTTGATAGATTACTTGGAGGTTTTGCAACTACAGGACTTGCGAACACTATTGACAACTCATCACCAATAGGTATGCCAATCTGGTACAATGCAATAGATACTCTTAGAGAGATTGACAAACAATTTTCTAGAACCCTATGGGAATTTGAAGGCTCTGAACTTGCTTTGGATGTTGATGGAACAATACTTGATTCTGATGGTAAAATGCCTGCTGGTAAAAAGCGTTTGTTTAGAAAATTTGATTTTGACGAAACAAGGGATAAAACATATAACATATTTAGCCCAGAAATAAGAGACACTTCCTTATTTAATGGATTAAATGAATTACTAAGACAAGCAGAAATTCAATGTCATTTGGAATATGGTACGCTATGCAAAAGTGATGTAGTAGAAAAAACAGCAACAGAAACGAAACAAAAGAAACAAAGTTATTACACTACTGTTAAAAACATTCAAACTTCATTGCAACACGCTTTCGATGATTTAATATACTCAATATATGTACTTTGTAAATTATATAATATTCCTGTACGTTCAAATTATACAGTTGAATATGAATGGGATGACAGTATTTTAGTTGACAAGGAAGCGGAAAGAAACCAAGCACTTATTGAGAGAAACAACGGTATTACCAGCGATGTCCAATATATTATGGAAACTAGAAACATGAAAGAAAAAGAGGCTATTAAGTTCATCGAAAAACAGAAAGAATATCGAAAACTTACAGAAACTGAAAAAGAATACGAAGTAGATGAAGAATAATGAATAAAATACAATTTGAACAGATGCTGAAACCTTTAATATCGATATTTGACGAAATAGAATTAGACTTAATTCGAGATATTATTTTACGAGTAGATAATTATGATGGAACCAAAGGTTCTTTAAAATGGTATTTGGATAAACTTAATGAAACCAAAGTATTAGATAAGGACCTACTTAAGGACTTTAAGAAAAACAAGGGTAAAATAAAAAAAGAACTAATGGCTATTATGAGAAATGCAGGTAATAATACAGATAATTTAGATACACTTAAAAATTATTACGAAAAAGGGTTATTAGATGTTAATCCTATAGACATATACAATAACACTGCAATAAACAATATTATAGGCAATGCTTTAAAAGATGGTAATTCTATAATAGATTTAATTCAAACCAAAGCCATAGAGGGTGCCAGTGAAGCATACAAAGATGTTTTGAATAAAGCCTATGTAGAAACTGCCAGTGGTGTTTACACTTATACAGAATCCATCAGACGTGCCTTAGATGAATATGGAGAAAAAGGAATACAAACAGTTCATTATAAGAATGGCAAATCATTATCTATAGAATCAATCGTAAGACGTGACGTAAGGACTAGGATTAATAAATTATCTAGCGACGTTATATTACAACATGCCAAAGATTTGGGCACTAATCTTGTCTATGTAGACCAACATTTAGGTGCTAGAGTAAGAACAAAGTATATGAAACACGACTATGAAGCTCATGCAGAGTGGCAAGGTAAGAAATATATGATAGAGGGTTCTAGTAAAGAATATCCTAATCTCTACGAAATAACTGGATTAGGTGAAATGTTAGGTTTATATGGTATTAATTGCTATCATAATATGAGGCCCTCTTGGGAATGGGAAAAGATAGACCCAGTTATAGATGAAATACAAAATGCTGAAAGATATGAACAATATCAAACTCAAAGAGGTTATGAAAGAAAAATAAGAAAATTAAAAAGAAAACAGTTGATTGCAAAAGAAACTAGCGATATCGAAGAATTGAAAAAAGTAAATGAAAAACTCAAAAAAACAAATAGTGAATTTGACAATTACCTAAAAGAAAATAATCTTACCAGAGATTATAATCGTGAATATATTCCAAATAAGAAAAAAGATTTTGTTTTAGAAAGCGAAGGTAATAAGTTCCGGGTCAAAATTCCTTCAAAAGAAATTGTGGACCGTACAAAAACAATTATAAGCAATAATTTTGCCGCAAGAACAGCAGGCATAAAAATAAAAAGAGATAATATAAATTACAGTT